TCGCGATCGTTCAACTCTTGGTAGCCAAGAGTCATGGTCTTGCGAATCCCTGGATACTTGCGCTTCATAAGTTTTTCAATACGCACGTCTTCGATGACGTTCATATAGCTACGCAGTTTCGGGTCTTCTTTGATTGGGTCAATGTAACCATCGGTGGTGTACAATGCGTGACCCACTTCGTGTCCGATTAGCATGCCCTCTACGATAGGGGACATATCCTTCCATTGCGGTAAGGTCAAGACACGGTTCTTGATGTCAAACGATGCAGTGCTGACACGTGCACGGATGACAGCAATGTTCTCGGTAGCCAATAGTTTGGCATAAATTTCTGCAGCATTCACGTTGCTCATAGTATATTCCTCAATCTCAATACTTTAATTATACTCTAGTTCGGAATTAAAGTCAACAGGGAATGCAAGGCTGTACTCGTATTCCTCGATCATGGTTTCGACTTCTTCACGGTTTGCAAGTTGCAAACTTTCGTTGAAGATGATATAGTCTTGCAAACCATAGCTGCCAGCGAGGGTAGCGAGTTCGTAGTCAGAAAAGTCATTCCACATAGTGTCTCCCATTCAATACATTGATTATACATCAAGTACGAATAAAAGTAAACACCTATGTGGAAAGACCCTACAGGTCGTAGGGTTATGGGGCAGCGATAACAGAGAAGTCGTTTCGCTTCTCAAATTTGATTACAGAGCGGAACTTGTCGAACAGCTGATCGCCTTTGTGAGAGATAACGAAGATGTTTGAGTTCTCACCGAAGCTGTTCATCAGGTTCAAGAAG